AAATCCAAAGTAGTCTTGAGGATCAAATTCCTCTGAGTGTAACCATTTATTTTCCATAACGTTATTTTTATTTTATTTATCGTATTTTATGACAAAAGTCATATCTGTATTTTGTGATATAGGTAATGCTTGAGCTAATTTAGCAACTGCTAATAAATCATTTTGTTCATTATATAATCCTATAGTTGTAACATAAGGTTCAAAATATGAAGCCGTTGCAAAATATTTTAATTCAGGTAAAGGTGTATTTAATGATTGTGACATAAAATTACTTCCTGAGAATAAATTATCTTGTAACAATGTTGGATTGTACGATGCATTGAATTCATTATCTTTAACATGACATATTATATTTTGCTCATAAATTATCACTTCGTTTTGAAACGAAATATTAAAACTTGGTGGCGGTGGAGAATATGGCATATTATTATTTTATTATAATTATTAACAAAAAACTTTATCTAAAATAACACCAGAACTATTTACTTGAATAGCTACTATAGGACCAGTACCTAAATAAGATACAGCAATCCAATTACCATTACCTACAAAAGGAATTGTAAGATTACTATTATCATATAATACACTTCCTACAGCTAATCCTGTATAAGGTAACGTGTAATAACCTCTATTACTAGCAAAACCAGCACAAGCTAAATACGCTGCTGTATATGAATTAGAAGTTGTCCCCATATATAGAGCATTAGATACTGGAGGTGTAACTGATGGTGTTCTACTAATGGTAATAGAAGGTGTTGGTGATATTGATATGAGAGGGGTTTGACTAGGTGTTACACTTGGAGTAACACTTGGAGTATTACTTGGTGGAGGTGTTAAACTTGGTGTTACACTAACAGTTGCACTAGGGGTTATAGTTACACTAGGGGTTACACTTATAGATGGTGTTTTTGATGGTGTTACGCTTATTGAAGGTGTAGGAGAGAATGTTGGTGTTGGAAACGGCACTATATCCTGTGTGGCACAACCATAGGCCATATCAAATACAACAACAGAAGATGATGTAAATCCACTTGGAAGAGAAATAACATATCCTGCCTCCATTTGAGCTTGAGTTACTCCTGTTCCATATAATGTTAATCCTGAGCTACCTGATAAATAGACATCGTATGGCCCATTTGCTATTCCTTCTTGATAATATATATAAAAATCTGGCATAAATTATTTAATTTTAAATATTATGGACATAGGCTCCCAAAACCTGATGTATAACCACTGCTATTTATTTCTTGGCTTCTACTAAACGCATCTGCATTCTTTTTTAGTTTCCAATATAAATTCCCACCATCAAAATAATTAATTCCTCCTGAATCTGTAAATATTCTTGCATAATTTCCCTCAATCCAAACAGTATCTGTTAAACTACGTGGACATGCATCTGCTACATCGCCTGTTGGTGATATTAACCCTTCAAACAAAGTAGATGGTGATGTTGATGGTGTTACACTTGGTGTAATTGATGGTGTTCTAGAAATTGAAATTGATGGTGTTACACTTGGTGTTCTACTTACACTTATACTTGGTGTTATTGATATAGTCATTGATGGTGTAGGACAAGGTCTAGCAGCAATACATTGAGCACATTCTACATATTGTCCAGGAGTTTCTTGTCCACTCCATATAACAGTTGCTTTAGTATCTATAACTCTTTCTACTTTCCAACAAACCCCACTCTCATCTGTAACTATATAATCCACAAAAGCATCTGATATTAACATACCACCTACACTACCATCACAGCAATTAGTTACTTTACGTATATTTAAAGGAGAAGATGTACTTGGTGTTACACTAATAGTTGGTGTTATACTTGGTGTTCTACTTATACTGATACTAGGTGTAACTGATGGTGTTCTACTAATTGATATACTTGGTGTAACTGAAGGTGTTCTACTTACACTAATAGTAGGAGTAGGTGTTACTGTAACGGATGGTGTTACAGATATAGTTGGTGTTCTTGTTGGGGTTGGAGGTGGTAACTCCAATATTCCTATTTCAAATTCGCATTCTGGATCAGTTACGTTTACAATTATGCTTCCTGTACCACTACGTAAAGGAGCACAATATGAACCTGTAACTAAAAATGTATAAAAAGTTTGATATGCCCCTACTCCTAAACCAGAAAAAGACATCGATACAGTATTACTGGAACCTGTACTAAAGAATGATATATCTCCTCCAAATAAAGTAATAGATTGATTTACTAATGTATTACCTCTTAAATCATCATTTAATATAGGATTAAAAGAAAATGTTGCCGGGTTAGGGTAATCACTTCTTACAATTGTGTAAGTATCATCGTATGCTACTGGAGGTAATATAAACAATGTTTGAAAATCCTGATTAGTAATTACTATAGTACCCTGCTCATAAAATATATTACCAACGTGAGCTGGTGGGTTACTATTAAAGCTATCATAAATATTACCCTTACCATCATCATAAAAATTATAGGCAGATGATGACATTTGAAAAGTATATGGCAACAACCTACTTCCGTAAGCACTAGGAGATATTTGAATTACTTTTATTTCTTCATTAGCACCAGTTGGGAAATTTGAAATAAAGGCAGGATCATTATTAAAATTAAAATATGATGCTGTAGGATGGCTACTACTAGCTGATTCATAATATACAGATGATGCTAAAGAAGATGTATTCAGACTACCTGAAAAACCATGATAGAACAGTTGGTTTATTTGTCTGTATGTTAATCTATCATATTGTCCATTAGTTATCCAATCCCCATTAGGATCAAATAAATCTGTTGAATTTATACCATTATAATATGAAACATAAGGGTCATTAGTTGGGACTGGGCAATAGTTGAAGTCCCAACTTTTATTTGCTACAACAGGTACTGTTATAACATCTGAAGATTTTAACTTTTTGAATGAACCCATTTATTAACATTTGTTATTGATCAAATTAGTAATCTAATTTTACTTGTATTAATGCTTCTTTTGTGAAATCTTTAACTAAGGGTCTACTCAATTTAGCAACAGCTAATAATTCATTTTGATCATTGTACATACCAACTGTAGTAATATAGGTCTGAGGATTATTGATTAATGTTGTGTAAATTAAATTACCATTAGCATCAATAATAGATGGGTTGGTAGTATAATTAAAATCTTGGTTTTTAACTCTAGTAAAGAACAAATGTGAAGAAACATTCTCTTCAGACTGTAAAGCAAAATAAGAACTACCAGACATTATACCATATATTCCACTCTGAATATTGTTATTAGTTCCAGGTGCATTTATTGTAGGTGAATATGATATACCACCATCTACTATAGATTTACTTAAAGCAGTAGGATTTAAAATTATAATATCACTATCTGGGTATAAATAACCATACACCGAAGCATTAATGGCAGCAGTAGCTGGTGTGCCTGTACTACCTGAAATTAAAGTGTAATATAAAGTCCCAGCTGTTGTATAATTAGTAGTACTAGATATTTGACTATTATCAGTTAAAGAAATTTCATTTGCTCCATTTTTAAGTTTCAATGTCATTGAACCCGGTTGAATGTGTTCTTTATATCTATTTCTAGCTACATTTATAATATATATACCATTTGGATTATCATTTCCAAACTCAAAACTACCACTCTCAGTACCTAATAATAGTGTTCTATATTGACCATATACTACTCTAGAAGTTGTAAGTGATGAACCATCAGGTAAAACAGTTGTAACTCCATTATTTATATAACTAGAACCACTTCCATATTTGTTACCATATTGGAGAGCCATCTGAACTGACTCAGTAGTAGAAGTTAAAGCTCCTGGGTAATTTGCATATACATTTAAATAAAAAGAACTAGTAATAGCACTAGATGTGTAGAAAGTCGATAACACGTTATCGTCTCCACTCCACATAGGTCTAACAATAGCCTCAGTGCTTACTACAGAATCTTCTGGGGTGTATCTTACGAATGACATATATTATTATGAGTTTGATTTTGTTATTGTTAATGGTATTGTTATTCTAGCTCCACTATCTCTACCCAATACTGTAATTGTAGTTGTGATTTGATTTAAATTAGAACCAAATAATGTGTTAATTGTAGTACCAGTTAATGTAAATGAGGTACCTATAATAGTTTGACTTAATTGTGAACCTACTGTTGATGTAATACCGGTTGGTGTAGTTTCAGAACCAGCAACCCCCGTTGCTGAGAATGTAGATAAGAATCTAACATCAGCGATAGTAATAGCATATCCATTAGCTTCATATGTACTAGTAGCACCTAAATAATTTAATGTTTGAGGAGTAATTGTTAAAGTAGATCCTTGTTTCAATGATATACTATTATATCCAACATTAATAACAGGTAATTTAGAAGTACCTCTAGGTAAAGTTGCTAATTTGTAAATCATTATTTGTGTATCATCAGGAAATGCTTCCATTACCGGCATAGCTTCAATTGCTTGTCCGTAAAAAGCTGACCCTGATGGGTGTTGTGGATTGTATAATGTATAATCTACTTCGTCGTCTGCCAAAGAGAATTGTGTAATTCTAAATGAACCATCGTTTCTAGCTAATAGTTCTCTTCCTTTAGCTGTTAAAATAGCGTCTACTGTTACAGTATTGTTGTTTAATATAGCCATTACTAATTATTTTGTTTATAAATATTATATATTTTAATTTTTTTATTGAGTTAAACTGATCCCTGCATCAATTAATTGTTGTTTAGTGTTAACTGTTATAACATCTATGTTATCTAAAACATTTTGTAATATATTTTGAGGAATTGAAAATCCATAAGATGTTTTTCCATCTGGTTTAATTAGATTAACTATAATATTAGTTTCATCATTTATACGTTTTAAAAAAGCTATCTTATAAAATTTATTACAAAAATTCCCAAAATATCCACTTATATCCTCTTTAATTTGTATATAAACTAATCCATTCCCTGCATATACAATATTATTAACTGTATATTCTAAAAAAGGACCATTTTCATCTATTACTTGGACTACAATTTTATCATTTTCTTGTAAAACAAATGGATATAAGATATCTCCATATTCTAGGTATAAACTAGAATAAGATGAAGATATTAAAGTATCTAATGGATTAAATATATAATTATTACTAAAGAAAGGTGATAATTGAGGTGATAAATAAAAAGAATTAGATGATTGATCAACACACACAGAAGATGTTGTTACTAATAAAGAATCATTAGCTGGAACTACTTGTAATATACTATTAGTTGTTCTAGATAAAGAAGCTGTTACTAAGCCAACATTAGATTCTATAAAAAATCTAAATCCAATTTTATCACCTACTGAATAATCAAATTGATTAATTTGAACTTCAAAATTTTTATTAAATCTTAATGTTTGGGGTTGAGGTCCGGTAAAAGGTGATGATATAAATTCATATTTAGGAACATTTGGGCTTGCTATATTTCCTGTAAATCCACTTTTTACCCAAATTGTTCCCATAGAAACTGCACTAATAGGATTACCATCGATATCTACTAATTCATTAAAACTATCAGAACCGTCCCCTAAAAAATATACTATTATTTTATAAGCTAAATATAAAGTATCTGATGTAAATGTTTCTACATTTACGGGGTTCGGGTTTATTCCATCATATGTGTATAATCTATATCCGTTTAATAAAGTTTTATTTAAAGAAGGAGTAGCAATAAATTGAACATTTCCTGCATAACTTGGGGTAGAAGTTAATGTACCCTCATAGTAATTATTTCTCATTTTAGCTGTTAAACTTTGAGTACTATCTGTTATTACACTTGTACCTGAGGATCCGCTTTTCCATAACTGCATACTAGCCGTCAACTCAGAATCTAAAGGACCATCAACTAAAACACTAAAATTATATGTAAACATATAATCTCCTTCTGATGATAAAGTATAATAAGAAGAGGTTAATTTATTACCAAGACCAGGACCAGTTCCGGGAGAAAAATATAAACCTGTATTAGAATTAGAGCCTGTTAAATTAAATATATTCCAAACTTCATATTTATTTCCTGTTCCTAAATAACTTGAAGAAACATACTGAGTATTAGAATTAGTACCACCAGGTATTATGAGCCCTCCAGATGGGTATAAAGTAAAAAATCTATCAACAACTGCTGAATTTCCTTCACCTAAAGTATTAAATATAGATTGAGAAGTAAAACTTGCAGATCCATTTGATAACCAATTTGCTGATTCAGAACCATACATATAGAAAGTAGGAAAATAAGAATATCCACTCTCATAAATAAATTTATTCCCGTTAGTTTGTGCTTGATTAGAATATTGTTGATTATTAAATAAGGATATGTTTAATGAATTCCCAGCTTTAAAAGTATTTTGTACTTCTTGCCAGTTTCTATTTCTTTGATTTAATTCAGTAAATCCTCCAACTTCATTAACTAAATATTTTAATTTAACATCTGATTTATAAGGTAATATACTATTTACAACTTCGGTAAATAATCCTAATTTTTTAGTGTTATGACGAATAACAGGGGATTGACCATATGCTACATCTCCAGGTGTCCATACATTATTTATTCTTCCATAAAGTTGAACACCATTATATCTTGAATTAGTATATGAGTGTAAACTTAAATATGAATCTTGTAAATCAACAGATTCTTCAATAGAATATGATGTAAAAACTCTACCTAAACTATCGGCTGACATAATAGGAGTTAATTTTTTTCTATATTCAGATTTTAAACTTTTACTTACATTATTAAACAAAGCATTAAAACTTGAATTATAAAAGAAATTCTCATAAAAGGGAGCATTATAATCTAATATAAAGTTAGTATTACCACCCATAAAACCAGGAGGTACTACTCCTGCTGTATTATTAACTAAATAAGGGTTTATATTATTTTCTTCAAAATATGTGTAAGTATCAATAAATGAACCTGTAATTTCTCCATTATAATAGGCTACTTTATCTCCTGATAAGTATTCATAATAAGGATCATATATAGGAAGTATAACAGCACCCGTTACAGCACCGTCTAAATCTATTTGAACATTAGATACAGGCCTAGCTTCTGGTACTTTAGGACGTTCTAATACTGGTGATTTAATAGATACCCCCGTCCAAGTGTTGCCTCGAGCAGGAGTAAAATCTTTAACCATTTTAAATAATGAATTGTCAAAGAATTGAATTAATCTAATAAACCCAGCATAGTCAAATCCTTCATTTGGGTGTGTAAATGTTTGACCAAACCAATAATCTCTTTGATATGATAAAGAAGGATAATTATCTAAGTATAAAGCTTGTGGGTATCCTATATAATCATCTATAACCCATGACGGGTTAGAAGCAGCTATAGAAGCCGATACAGCTTTATCTATTTGTGTTTGAGGTGAAAAAGATACATCAACAAAATGTAAATCTTGGCTTTTTACTTCTCTAGACGATGTTGTAGTTGTTTCTAAACGTTTTATAGGAGATAGTATACTTCCTGTAATATTATTAGAACCAATTGATATTTTATCGGTTGTATATCCTTTTAAATCTTGATAGTCATTAGTGCCTCCATATTCTTTAATAGGTAAAATAGAACCTGTAATACCAAATAATGTAATTAATCCTTGTAAACCACCATGGGCACCTTTTCCTTTAAATAAATAAGGTAGATTATGATAAAGTCTTTTATAAGTATCTAATACTAAATCTTTTCTAGGTACATTATTTAAGAAACTACTTGATGGAGAATAATTTCCATTAAAATCTACACTACCACTAAATCCACCTACATTATAATCTAATACATTTTGATTACCTTGGGAATTATATAGTTTCATCCCAAACGATTGTAACCAATCATATACTAAATCTTGGGATATACCTTCATTTAAATTATTATTATTATCCCATACATCTGTTAATTTATCTATATAAATCCAAACATTATCAAAATATTGACCTATCATTTCAACAAATACAATATATGGTAGATAATTATCGGGATCATCTGTAATATATGAAGGTATTGTATTAACTAATATGTCTTTATTAGATAAATCAAACTCACCAGCTACTTCAATAGCATCAGTATACCAAGACTGGACTATAATTGAAGATGAAGCATATAGTGTGTATGGTTTTGTGCTATTAGATTTTGGGTAAGGGGCAACATTATATGCAAAATATGAACCTGATTCAAGAGTATATGTTACTATACTTGAAGTTAAAGAGCTAGAAGTATAATATAAATAAGTTTCAAACCCATCAAAACCACCTATTATAGTATTTAAACTAGAGCTTGCCCTTGTTACTTGATTTACTAAAGAAGCATTACTAGATGTTAATGGTGAAAGAGTACTAATCTCAGATTGATATCCTTCAATCTCATTTACCTTATTTAAAAAATTATTTACTCTACTTGTAGCTGAACTGTAGTGAACAAAATCATTAAATATGCTGTAATCTATATTTATATTTACATTTTGGTTAGTCAATGAATTTAATACAGCTTGATAAGACGATCCTGTAAAAGATGTTACTAGTTGATTTAAATTACTATATTGTGTTGGTACTACCTCTTTAAATTCTAAATCAATATCAAAATTAGGGCCTTTTAAAAAAGGTTGAGGAAGTGGAGTTGTTAACTTATCTAAATTAAGATCAAATACATAAGGATTAACAATTTCTTCTACAATCCAAAATGTTGATTTTAAAGAAATATTAGCAGGTAATGGTTCGTAAAGTTTAAATAATATACTAACATTTCCTGTTTGGTCTACTTCACTTATTATATTAACTGCTACTACTTGATTATTATCTCCAAAATTTAAAATAACATAATAATAATAAGGAACTTCAATTTGCTTATTAGCAAAATTTTCAGCTATATCAATTAACGTTTCATCAGTTAATTCAGTAGAATCTACACGCAATTCAGTTCTATCTGTAGATATTTGCTGAATAAATAATTGAGTGCTAAATGGTTCACCTGATATTTTTCTAAAAAAATTATAACGAGATACAACTTCCCCAGACTCATATCCTAAATCCTGTATATCTTTAATAGGGTCTATTTCAATATCAGGAAGTAAACTCTGTGAGTATGCTGAATTAGAAGGTAATTTATATGAATTATAATTATAATTTGAATTAAGAATGTTACCTCCTTGATCAAATAAAAAGTATTCAATATAGTCTTGAGGTAAACCAAATGTTTCCTGATTTAAGATAGGATTAAGTAATTGTTCTTCTTGAACGGTATAACGATTTATACGCTCAGTATCTGTAATTTGTCCTACTATTTTAATATTATCGGCCATTAACCATCAATTATTTATTATTCAATTCTACCTGTTTGAGATGCTAATGTAGCATTAGTTGTTTCGGCTTCCAACAATTGTTGTCTTAAATCTGTTATTTCTTGTAATAAAGCTTGTATTTCATTATCATCTGAAATTCTTACTCCTAAATATTCTGCTTCACGTTCTAAAATAAATCTATGTGAGTCTATATCTCCTTCTCTAGGAATATCATTAAACAATTCATTATATAATTCAAAAAAATTTTCTAAAGTTGTCTCAGGTGTTGTTGGTGGGACAGAATTAAGTTCACTAAATTGAGTATTAACTACTTTAGTAAAATTATCTTTACTATATACTACATTTCTAATTGGAATTATTTCTGACATTATTTATTAAGTTTAAAAATATATGCATTATCATATACTACACTAGTTCCATTATTAAATGAGGATTTTATCAATATCTTATAATACCTATCAGGTTGCAAACCAGCCATATACATATTAAAATAATTCCCTGAGGGATCACAACTTAATTTGGTACAATTTTCATCAAAATTAATAACATATTCACCTGTATTTAAATCTTGTAAAGCCCAATATGAACTAGAAGGTAATGCTTTATTTAATGTATAAACAGACACTGTTGTAAATTGTCTAGCCGGGTATATGTCTCTAGCATTTACTCTAAATTGATAAACATCATTTCTATTGTATTTACCAATATTATTACCTAATGTAATAGCAATGTTTTCATTAGTTAAAAGAGTTAAAGAACCTGTATTATATACACTATCATCCCATTTTATTTCTAATTGTGGTAAGTATATTGTATGGGTATCTCTAGAAAAATATTTTAATGAGAATGATGATGAAGTATTAAATTCATTAGTACCTCCCATTTTTAATAGGAAACCATCATTTTCTATATTAATATTATATTCACTTACAATATTAGTAACATCAATATTAGTATCTTTAGTCTGATTTATCCCAAATGTTTGAGAACCAGCGTATGCAAACCACCATGTACCTCCACCAGGGTTTGTAGATTGAAAAGAAGCAGTTGAATTTGTATAAAAACTAGCAGTTAACCATTCATTAGTATTATCTCTATTTACCCAAGTAGCATTTGTTTTATCATATGGGTCGTATAAAAAACGTCCTGTACCTTGTTCCCAAGATTGGGATACACTGTAACATTCTAATGAATAAGTATCAGGTAAATTAGAAGCATCTGCTAAATATAATTTTAAAGAAGCAGAATATAAACCATTTGGTGATATTATAGGTGATAAAGTATTTATACTTTCAGTATTTACCGTAGGTAATACCATATTATTTAATACTTCCTCTATTTCACTAGTAGGAAATTTTATTAATGCACGAGAAACATACGGGATAGAACCGGATAATAAGGATACCTCATTAGAGATTTCCAAAATCTGATCCAACCCAGTATTCATATCTGGATATTTTGAATAAATAGTTGTGTCCTTTTCAGGAAATATTTTATAAACTGCCATTTATATTATTTGTTTATTATAAATATAAAGTTGTTAAAAAGTTACAACTCTACCTTGAACATCTAATTCAGGATATCTTATTTCAAATATAGAAGGATCTAATGAAGGATATAATACTCCATTTTGAATAGCTCCTGCTACATCATAACTGTATGGAGAATAATTTCCACCTGATTTATTTATAAATTCTATTTTAACTACAGATTGTACTCCTTTAATTTGAAGTAATAATGAATTAATATTGGATAAAATTACAGGTTGATTTATTTGCCATTTATCTATAGCAAAATAGTTAGTAATAGCAGTAATACAATCTGTTAATATTTGATTATTACTTAAACCCGGGATAACAGTTATATCAAAATTTAATCCTAAATTTATATAAAATGCATCTTTAATAGTAATAGCATCTGTAACCATTCTAAATGGCTCCATATATTCTTTTAAATTTGTTTTTAAATTTAAGGTAGCATTTTCTAATTTTTTAGTAGAATTATATGCTAACACATACATTGAAAGTGCAAGTGGATTATTATCTATTAGTGGATCATTTCCTGAGCTAACAGATAGAGCAGATGCTTGTTCAACATATACTTTAGCTATAGTACCAAAATCAGAAGGCATACTTAAAGCACGATTCATGTAATCATCTTTTGTTACAGCTCTTAATTGGGCTGAGAATGCATTTAGCGTGTTTAAACGTATTTCTTCTGTAGTATCACCACTTCTACCACCTGTGGCTGGTAGTGGATTATTTGCGATTAAAGTCGCTAAAGACACGGTATTATATATTGGATTAACAGCATTTATTCCTGCTGTTGAATTAATAATAGTAATATCATTTGCCGGTACATTAGATGTTACTCCTCCACCTGAAAGATATTGAACTGTTAAAGATATATTTGAAGGTACAGTACCATACTGTTTAGTATAAAATACAGCGGCTTGGTTATAATTGTTAACTAAATCGGAAGTATTAACTGATGGTACTAATCCTAATTGAATATTATCTGGTGTTGGAATAATAACATTATCATTAGTATTCACATACATACCCGAACCAAATTGTAATTCTATAACATCATCTGTTCTAATTCTTGATACAAACCTATTAGGAGTTTCTAAATAATTTAAAAGATAAGGTACTTGATTAGAAGAAGACCCAGTATTTGTAGTTTTATTAATTACATTAGATTGAGCTAAATAAGGTACTTCATACCATTGACTAGCATCGCTCCCGGTAGCTTGAAGTATTTGAAGAAAGGTTGGATCATTTATTTCAACTGAATTAAATTTTACAGGAGCACCAAATGTAAATGTTTGATTTTTTACTGTTGCTGATATAGCTCGGACAGATTTTTTAAACAGATAATTATTACTATCGTACAATGTTATTTCAATTGAACCTGTTTTAGAAAAATCAACAGGGTCTAAAGTTAAAAAATTAACATTAGCACTTACTGATCTTAAAGATAAATTCTCAGGTATAATTAAAGCATAATCTAAATTAGGCTGTCCTGCTACTATAGGAATTCTTTGATAAAAATCAATTGTAGTAACAGCAGCATATGACGATTTAGGACGATATCCTAATGAATACGCCATATTTAATAAGTTTTCTTTTTCTCTAGCAGTTAGTACAAAGTTTTCTTGTATTTGAGTATCTGTGTAAAAAGACAAAACATCTCCAACATATGATGACATTTCAATAAACATCGTACCAGGTGATGCTTCTGAAAAGTCTGTATAAGTATTAGGAAAATAATTTTTAGCAAACTCTATAAGAGATGCTTTATACTGAAGGAAATTCTTATTTAAATAAGATATGTTTTTTTGCTCTGCCATTATACAAAGTTAACTGTTATATTATCTGTTTCTCCTGATAGGAGTATTATGTATGCTATTTTTACAAGTAATGTATTAGAAGATTCATTAGGTTCTATTAATAATTCAATATTCTGAATGTTTACTTCTGGTATATAAGTTGCAACGCTGTTAATTATATCTTCTCTAACACTATCCAGAGTTTCTTCTGTCATTTGTCCAAATAATTGACCTCTTAAAGTGGTACCAAAGTTTGGGTTTTCTATTCTTTCTCCTTTAGAAGTTAATATAAGATTAATTACATTAAATTTTATTTGCTCTCTTGTAGAATAAATACTATTAAAAACTCCAGGAGCATTAAATGGCAACCCAACACCTATAGCAGTATTGACTTGAAAATCTCTCGGGTCAACTCTAGTACTTCTAACGTAAGCCATTACTGTATACTTCTAAAATTATTCAAATCAGCAGGATTAGATCTCATTTCAGCTGCTACTTGAGCTAATAGATCTGAATATACTGTTTGTTTTTCATTAAATGTTTTAGGTATTTCTGGTTTTAGAGCATCTGCTATGCCCATTTTTTCCATTAAACTATTTCGCAAAGCCGGGTTTGTGTTACTAGTATTAAAATTCATAGTAGGCCATGCTTCATTATTATGAACAGATGGTGGTGTATAAGGTAAACCATGTGAAATAGATTCAGTAAGTTTTTGTTTACCTAATTCTGCTAATTCTTCTTTTAAAACCTCTCTTACGGCTTCTTTAATTAATTTTTTTAATTCTAATGTTTTCATGTCAATAAATATTAAGCTTCAAGTCTTCGTTTGTCAATTTCTAATCTTAATTCCTCAATTAGAACCTCAGGATCTAATGTAAAGGAAGGTTCAGATTGTAGAGCTATAAATCCACTTCTGTCTAAAGCAACAGCGTATCTACGTTTATTACCCGCTACTACAAATTTAGGATCATCTTCTTCTAATATAGAGAATGTAAACCCATTATATTCAACTCCTAATACAGGACCTAAATCATTGCCTATTCCATTACCTAATCCTATACCTTGTGTTTCTAATAAATCTCTTACTTCTTGAGGAGTTAAATCATTAGCAGCAGCATCATCTAGTACTTTATTTAAAGGAAGTAATCTTGAACGTTCATATTGAATAGTTGATTTAAATCTACTTAAAGTACCTAAGGCAATTTGTAACAATATATTAAGAGATATTATCACCGGTGCATATTTTGCTATTGTTCTTGTTGTTTTAATACCAATAGGTGATATCTGGTATGGTGTATACGGGATAGCTGTCAACACAGATACTGTTGCTGATAATATTGTTAAGGTAGTACTTATAGATTTAAGTGTTCTGTTAAAATTATTAACCTGATCCTCGGCAGATTTTAATGAAGATAAGGCTGCATCTCTAGCTACTCTTGCTTTTTCTATATCTGCTTTAGTTGTAGCATTTGTAATTATTTCATTAGTTTTATTTACTAATTCATTTAATTTAGAAATAGTTTGAGCTAATTTATTAACTTGATTACTTAATATTCTACCAAAAACTAATGTAATAGCAGCAGGCCCAGATGATTTTATTATTTGTGATAAAACTTTTTTAATTTTAGCTTTATTTGTTTTTACTTTTTTACTATCCGCTGTTACTTTTTTTTTGTCTTTTTTCTGGTTTTTGTCTTTTTTGTCTTTTAAGGAGCGTTGAGTTGATAATATTCCAATTTGTTCTTGAAGTATTTCAATACGTTTCTGAGCTCCAGCAACAGCCGCTTTAGCTTTTTCTAATTCTTGTTCTGCTTTTCTTTCTAACTTTCTAAGAGCTTCTTTTTTATCATTAATAGTTTTAGTTCGTTGTTCAGGTGTTATATTATTGGCTAATGCTGTTATAGTAGCCGTTCCTAAAGCAGCAATAACTGCGGGTGAACTTATATCAATAGATGTTGATGTTAAAGATTTAATAGCATTAGCTTGTACTTTAGCTTTATTATAAAGTGCCTCGGCTTTAGCATACTGATTTTGAGCGTCTTGATACAATTTTTTAGATTCATCAAGTGCATTTTTAGCTGCTTTTATTTTATCTTTATTAGTAATTTCAGCCATTATATTGTATTAGTGGTTTTAGAAAGTAAATCTTCTTTTAATAACGTTTGATTCAATATTTCTAATTTATCTTGAAGAGTAATAGAAGCATCATTTATAGTCATTAAAGGAGTACCTTCAGGTTGAGATATAGTGTTAGCTATATTAGCTGTAAAATCACTTAACGATAATATTAAATTAGATAACCATACATTTAATGAACATCCTAATATCAATGGTTGTGGTGTGATAAAATCATTGTTATAGGGTCCTAAAAATACCTGATTGTCTTGTAATGTTATTCCAACTTTATTACTTTGTAAGTAAATAGGCCCCTGAGAATATGCCTCGACCCCCGTTTTACCGAATATTAGTACTTCATCTGATTTAGACGATATAATAGTTCGATCAGCATTTATTATTACTTGTGGGTTTGTAAAATCTTTAACATTAGTAGGATTAGTAATATTACTTAATACTATATTTCCTGTATCTAAAGGTATAGATTGGTTTGAAGTTAGATAAACAGACGCGCCATCTTTATTAATATCTTCAACATATAAATCTGAACCTGGTAGTTTAAAATTATGTTGATTTGTTAATAATGTAATAGGATTGTTTTCTAGTTCATTAGGATTAGTAGACCATGGTGATAAATCTTGATTCCCTGTTCTATTAGTACTACCAAAACGAATAGAATTTCCAAATCTACCTTCTAATAAATAATCTCCTTCAAATGTTTGTAATCCTCTAAAGTCTGAGTTCTGGTTGAATGAGTTATATAATGCTTCTTTATCTTCATTTAAAAACAAACCATTAAATTGAGGACTATTCCATGCATTAATAACACTTACATAATAACTTTCTTCAGTTTTATTAGTAATAGGGGAAGGTGCAGATGGGAGATCCATCAATATGACAATCTCTCCAGGTAATGGAAAGTATTTTTGATTAGGATATAATGGTAAAGCAGTAGGTAAATCAATTAATTGTTGATCATTAAGAGCTTCTAAAGGTAATTCAGTATCTTCTCTGTATTCAGCATATAAAATAGTACCGATACCAGCCCACCCTCCATTATTTATCCATACCTGTTGAGGAACACTCTGTTCATCTAATATAACCGCATATACTTTTCCCACTTTATATCCTTGGGGAGCAGTATAATTATTAAAGCCTATATTGGCTGTAATATTAGATAATCCTGTTCTAACTCTAGTCATATATTATTCTTTAGAAGGTCCTTCTACTTCGTTTCCTATTTCACTAACAGCTGAAAATAATTGTTCTTTTTCTGCTTCACTTAATATAAACCCACCTATGCTATCTCCTTCACCTAAAGAAGCAGCACGTTGAACTATACTAGCCAGTTTAATTAATTGCTCATCATTCTTAACACTTATATTAAGATAATTAGCAATTAACGGAACTATAGTAAGAGCAGAATGGTTATCTGTAATGAATGGTTTTAGGGTACTTATTAGTTCTTTGATTTGTTTTTCCTTTTCTTTAGAATTGGCATAAATATCTTTCAACAAATCGGAGAATTTTTTAGTACCCCATATAGTTTTATCAAAATCCATATAAATTTATTTTATTATAAATATAAAAATTAATAAAAATTACACATTGATGTAGTTATCTTCATAATATTTATTATATAAATCAACATATATAACTTTTAATTTCTTAATTATTTTAGTAATTTGAGGTGTATCAACGTCTATCATTTCACGAATATAGATGTACAATGCTTTTTTATTAAATATATCCAATGATTCACATTTACGGAATAATTCAATTACAGCATCTGCTGTTTTAGCATCTATTTCCTTAGGAAACAATTTATGAAGGTTTTTATCTACATAACGAGTATATAATGTCATAAATTCACTCACACTATAATCTTGATTATAATGTTCGTTTATTATTTCTTCTCGTATAGTTTTATCCTCTTCAATCTCTAATATATCACCTTTATTTTGAAGTTTTTGATAATTTTTTTTATTTTTTAAAATTAAATAACGTTTAGCTATAGTTCCAAAATAGGAATATGCTTTACCTTTAGCAGGTTTATATAATTTAAGTTTTTCAAGCAAAAAAGCAATTACTTCTTGTTGCACATCTTCAACAGACTCACCATCAGTATAATAAAATTTAAAAGTGTGAATAATGTTTTGAGTCAATTTAAAAAATCCATACTCAATACGTTCACGATAAATTTTATCTCTAAATTTTTGGTCTTGGGATCCAACATATTCTACAATAGCATTTTGAGTGTCTTCTGTAAAATATGTATGTGATGTTTTAGGTTTACGTTTACGAGGTTTACCTGACTTGGTTAACTCAACTACTATTGGGCTATCTTCTAACTCCATTTAGGTTAAAATCATTTAGTTCACTTTGCAATGTTTTAACACTTTCAAAAAACCATCCTATCTCATCATCAGACTGGAATGTTCCTTTCTCATCAATTTCTCCTAATCTTTTATTAGCAAAGTCTACTGAATTAGAAAACTTAGAAATATATAGTTCTTGAGAATCTACTATTCTTTCTAATTGTTCAACTTTTTTAAATAAGTTATAAGAAATATATCCTAAAATAAGGACGATAATAATTAAAATAATTACAAATGTTGCCATATTAATAATTCATTTCATCATTTTCAATAGAGATAGTATCTCTTAAGCTGGCTACAGCTTCTCTCATATCTCTAAAGGCACCAGTAATAACACTCATGTTTTCACTACGACTAATAGCGCTCTCTAAAGCAGCAACTTTATGGTCGATTTTTTCAATTTTCTTAAGGGCTTGTTCTTTGTATTTCATCTTGTTTAAATTTTATAGTTATAATGTATTATACGAAGGGAGGAGGCGGTAGCCAAGTTTTCTTTAAAAGCAGTGCATCTCACGCCGCTATCAATAGATACATATATATAAGATGGTGAAGGACAAAAAAACCCGCCTTTTAGGGGCGGGTTATATTATTGTTGTGTTATTTATTTTAAAAAATTATGATTCACCACCAAACCCAAATTCTTCATAAGTCTCTTTAATACGTTGTAAAAATTCTCCTACTGTCATATCAACCTCACTACCCCAATCTGATGGGCCTGTTTCATACATTATTCCTTCTATTTCTTCTCTTATCCCTTCATAATTATTTGAGCCTAAAGATTTGTAAAATGATGTTAATATTTTTCTCATATTTGGTTCAATCCATATAAATTCCGTATCTTCATCATAATCATCCTCAGGAGTTGCTCGACGCCATAAAATTCCTAATGCATTTTCATTAGAAGTTTCATTATAATTTGTTGAACCAGCTATGTTTCCTTCTCCATTATTTTCTGTTCCTTCTAAATTAGATACAGTATTATCTATAGCAGCAGTTATATCAGCACCATTATTTAAAGTATCTTCTAAATCCTCTAATTCTAAATAAACCATTTCATTTCCTATCTCTTCAGTATCATATTGACGCTCGATATTATCTTTTAAAGCATTTAATTTTCTTAAAATAGTAGGAGTATCAAATGGTCTTGATCTTTTAAAATTATTTAAAACTCTAATAGCATACTGGGTGGAACTTACTTGATTTTCATTTAATTCTCTATATTGAGATTCAGTAATAATACCTGCTAATTTTTGAAGGCGAGCGGCCTCTGTAATAAATTGTTTTTTCATTGTTGTTTATTTTATTGATTGTAATATTTCTTTTAAACTAATTTTCTTTATTTTAAAGTTAAAAATCTTTTGATCAATAAGTTGATCTAACACTTTCTCCTCTACAGGATCACCTGTTACAAAAATTGTCTTATCGTCATCTTTATTTTCAGGTACATCAACAAAACTAGTATTATCAACACCTAAACCAGGTTTTAATTGAGATAATACTTTATTCATTTTATTAATAAATGCTGCTTTGTCTTTGTCTTGTAATACGTATTCGGCCATATTATTTTACAGTATAATTACCTAATTTTTTTAAGCGTTCTCTATTTTCTTTGTCTTTGCGTTTGAATTTAAGATCAGCAGCTATTCTACCTCGTCTATATTCTTTATCTATCTCAGTATCTTGATGTTGTTCTAAATCTTTTAACATTTCGCGATAAATACCAGATGTCATAATTACATCTCCAAAAGCATCATGTGCCTGAGAATTATCTATTCCTAAAGAATTTGCTACTTTTCCCAAAGTACTCCCAACTAAATTACTAGAACCACTAGTTCCTAATTTATTTAATATTTCAATACTTCGTCCATTACCTTTTTCAGCTAACTGTTGTTGAAGAGGAATCCAAAAATATTGAGCTATTTTCATTACATCTAATGTAGTAGATTTTAATTTTTTATCTTTAGATACAGTATTAAATACTTCCATATCAAATGGAGTATTATAAATTAATAAAATAGGATTAGGAAATGAATTAACCCAATCAACAAAATCTGACAGTATGATTTGTTGTTCTCTTTTAATTGATGTATCATCAGCATAACGATTTATTTGTAATGCTTTACTCACACCAGATTCTGGGTCTTCTGCTGCTTTAGCAATTTTTGGTTCTAGTTTAGCTTTTTCATTAAATTGACCTATTTTATTTCCTTCACTATCAGTAGCAATAGCTGCTATTTGAGTAATTTGTAAAGGTCTATCAAAAGTAAATCCTGAAGTCTCAGTATCAAACCAAATAAATGTCTTACCTGAGTATGAATTAATTCTATTTAAAAGATCTTTAATTTGAGTAGTATCAAATCTGGTTTCTTTTATACCAGCTAATTTTTGTAAACGTTTAGCCTCAGTTATAAATTGTTTTCCCATATTATTTTTTAGATTAATCTAAGTATAAATATATTAGTATTGCCAAATACTCATTATTCTATTAGCCTTTCAGACTTTCCTCCTCAACACCCTATCCGTATATCCATTTTTTAATACACCATATTATTAATCTCCCCAAGCTTGTTGAACCATATCACCCATAGTTGTAGTTGTTATATATCCAGAAGTAATTGTTTGTTCTTCCATTTGCATTGTAACTGGTTCTTCAATGTCAAATGCTTCATCGTACGTGATAGCTCTACGAATAGCTAATCCTAAACCACCCTGATTTGGTTCTACATTAGGTTCATCTTGCCATGTATTTGTTGTCATAGTTGTATTTGAACGATACTGATTTTTATATTCATCTGGGATTAATTCCCAATTAGTTAATTTAGTATGAGTAAACTCATCTCGTATGATGCTCAGGATGTGAGATGAAAGATTAGTCTCCATAGAATCTACACGATTATCTTTAGCATCCCAAAACGATGTTTCGGTCTCGTAATCCGGATTTATACTTTTAAATGCGGCTACTTTATCACCCGTAGAACGGTTTATACAATAAATCACAATTCCACGTTTAGAATAACGTATAAAAT